ACACTGATCCAAATGACCTTCGCAAAATGACATTAAGAGAAAGAAAAGAAGTTGTTAATCAATTGTACAAACAAGGCGAAAGATTATTAAAGGTAGTAGCATAATGGAAGATAAAACTTTTAAGTTACCTTTGCAGTTTGGAGAAGAAATCGCCCTACCTGATGGGCGATTTGTTTCTACTGCAATTATAGAAAAAGATAACCAAGACTTTTGGGCAATCTATCGTGTTCGCAAATCTGAATTAAAAAAAGCTGGCATCTTTATTGTTAAAGAAGACGATCAGTGGGTTTGTAAAAGATATAGAGATAACAATGAAAAGATCGAAGAATCTATGGCTATCTCTAGCGATGTCGAAATAAAAGCACCAGAAGGTTTGGATTATTACCCATACCAAAAAGCTGGTATAGAGTTTCTATCAAGAAAACAATCTGCTTTGATCGCAGATGAAATGGGATTAGGTAAAACAATACAAGCAATTGGCTTAATGAATTCAATTGAGCTACCTAAAGTTCTTATAGTTGTACCAGCTTCAGTAAAAATTAACTGGGGTATCGAATGTAAAACATGGTTGGTTCAGGATCGTAATATCAAAACAATAGAAAATGGTAAAGATGAGTTTCCTGTAAATCCTGATATTGTAATTATAAATTACGATTTACTTACAAAATTCAAAGACAAGATTCTCACAAGAACTTGGTCATATGTAATTTTTGATGAGTGTCACTATCTGAAGAACCCAAAAACTTCCAGATCTAAAGTTGCTTTGAAAATAAAAGCAGATAGAAAAGTTGCACTAACTGGCACACCAATACCAAACAAACCTATTGAGCTACAACCAATAGCTGGTTATTTAAGTCCAAGTGTATTTGGTAATTTCTTTAGTTACGCTTACAAATTCTGTAGCGCACATCAAATTAATATTGGTCGCAAGACTGTTTGGGATTTTTCTGGCGCAAGCAATCTCAAAGAATTACAAAAAAGATTGCGATCCACCATTATGCTCAGAAGAAAAAAGAAAGATGTGTTAACTGATTTACCAGACAAAGTAAGACAGGTTATTGTACTAGGTAGAGATCATTATGGTCAGGAATTAGAAAAAGAATATGATACTTGGTCAGATGTGATCGCAGAAACATCATCTAATGATATACCTTTCGATAAAATGGCTAGTGTTAGACATCAAATGGCTTTGAAGAAAGTTGATCATGTCGTTGAGCATGTTTCTACTATTGATCACAAAGTTGTAGTGTTTGCTCATCATAAAGATGTCATTGCTGGTATCAAAGAAGGCTTAGAAAAACACGACAAAAAAGTCGTGATCTTAACTGGTGATATGTCAACTAAAGCCAGACAGGTATCAATTGACGAATTTCAGAAAGGTGATGCTGATGTTTTCATAGGAAGCATACAGGCTTCTGGTGTAGGAATTACATTAACAGCATCTAGCCATGTGGTTTTTGCAGAGATGGATTGGGTTCCAGCTAACATGAACCAAGCAGAAGATCGATGTCATCGAATTGGACAAAAGGATTCAGTATTGGTTCAACATATTGTTGTTGATGGATCTATTGATGCTAAATTGGCTGAAACGCTTGTTGGTAAACAGAAAGTTGCTGATAAAAGTCTTGACGATCCAGAACTTGTAAATGTGATTGTTGAAGAAATATCATATGATGCTGGTGAAGTTCAGAAGCTATACAAAGGCAAAAAAGTAAAAGCATTGCCAGCACATGTAGTCAAAGCAATGCAAGAGTGTGTTAAATTGTTAGCAAGATACTGCGATGGTGCTAATGAAGAAGATGGAGCTGGTTTCAACAAGTTCGATGCTTCATTTGGTCACAGCGTAAATCGCATGGATAACTGGTCGATACCAATACAACATGCTGTAAAAGATATGCTCAAGAAGTACAAAAAACAAATGATAGGTGTTTGTGAGCACGAATACATGATAATTTACTCCTAACTTCCAATTACCTTAGTCTTGAAGTATGATGTATTGACTAGGGTAATTTTTTTTGTTTTATCGACAGACCTAGCTGACAAGCCAAGACGATAAAACTTATCACAAAGGAGTGATTATAATGGCAAATTCAACTTTTAGTGGACCAGTCCGATCCAAGGGCGGTTTTAAAGTAATTAACGAAGCTAGTGGTACAGGTGCAATCACTGAAACAGGTTTTTCAGTAAACTCTACTGGACAGCTTATTTCTTTAGGTTGCAGAAAAATACAAACATTCGCAGTAAGTTTAGCTGGTACAAATGCAGCTACTACAACTTATACTGATGCAGATGTACTTGTTGAACTTGGACAGCTTAACGCTGATCATCCAGATGATTTAGTAACAGCTAGTAAATTTTTCATCCATAAAGTAGTAGTTGGTATAACAACAGCAGCAGCAAGTGATGCAAATTCACTAGCAAGTTTACAATTGAGTGCTACTTCTGGTACAGCTACTAATACAGCTATATCTTCTGGAACAGAAATTGTGGGAGCTGGTGTTGCATCATTCAACCCAAGAATTTCTGCTACTGATTCAGTAACAGAAGTTGATATAAATCTTGATGATACTGCTGGGAACTTTCATGTATTCGAGCCAAACATAAGTGCTGCGATTGCGAGTAACAATCTTTATATGTGCGCTGGTGATGCCTGTGATACAGCTTTAACTGCGTTCCGAGCCACTGTTGAGATCGAATACACAGTATATTAAGGGGTAAATTATGGCTAGAATAACTGGTTCAGATGTCAAAGCAGTTCATATAGCTGCTGATACCAATGCTGCTGATAATGTAAGTGTTTCCGCAGCAGAACAAGCAAATACTGATTTTACAATCGGTGGAACAGATACTTCTGGCGGTACTGCAACATTTACAGCAGCAAGAATAATTACTTGCACTACAGCTGGTACTGGAGATAATGGCAAAACTGTTACTATTACTGGTACTGATGTTAATGGCTCTGCACAAACAGAAGTTATTACTTTAACAGGTTCAGCTACTACAACCTCTGGTACTAAATTCTTTAGAACTGTCACAGCAGCAGTAGCTTCTGCACAACCAGCAGCAAATGTTTCAATCGGACATTCAGCAAGTTGTGCAGATGTGATATTCGCTGGTAGATCCAGATTCAGAGGCATTAATGCGGTTTGTAGTGGTACAGCTGGCATACTTGATTTTGTAACTACATCTCCACTTGGTTCAAGTACATTTAAACTAGGCACTGTTGCAAGCGCGACAGCAACTAGAGATATTACAATCCCAGATGAAGGTGTTCTATTTGAATCAGGTATATTTGTTTCATACACTGTAAGCACATTTGGAACGCTTACTGTGTTTCATGCTTAGAAAACTGACTCACCAAATTTTTAGACGGGTTTGGTGAGTCACTTTCTTAACTTGTGAGGTAATATGGCAACATCGAATAGTAAAAATTTTGAACCTGATGTTGGTGAGTTTATAGAGGAAGCATTTGAAAGATGTGGAATCGAGCTGCGCACAGGGTATGATCTGAAATCAGCTCAAAGAAGTTTGAATCTTATGCTTGCTGAGTGGTCGAATCGTGGTTTAAACCAATGGACTGTAGTATCAAAAAGTGTAGCGATGGTCAAAGATACTGTGACTTACAATATCGACACCACTAACGCAACAGCACCCATAGATGTTTTAGATGCATTCATTCGTGAAACAACTAACAGCGTAAACACTGACATACCACTTACTAGAATAAGTAGATCTCAGTATTCTGGACTTGCTAGTAAAGGATCGACATCTCGACCTAATCAATATTTTGTTGATAAACAAAATACACCTACAATTACTGTATATCCAGCACCAGATAAATCTTCAACTTATACTTTAATAATGAACGTGTTGACTAGAATGGATGATGCTGATACTGGAGAGAACACTATGGATATGCCATATCGATTTTATCCATGTCTAGCTGCTGGTTTGGCTTACTACATATCGTTGAAAAGAGCACCTGATAGGACTGGTGTTTTGAAGCAACTCTACGAAGAAGAATTCTTGAGAGCCATGAATACTGACGAGGAGCGCGCCTCATACAGAATCAAGCCTGATTTGAGAAGTTATAACAGAGCATAATGGCTAAATTCTACAGCAACAAAAGATCGACATATGGTATCTGCGATATAACTGGATTCAGATATAACTTATGCGATATGAAAAAAACTTGGAATGGTTTGATGGTAGGACCAGATCAGTTTGATCCCAAGCATCCACAGCTTAGTCCTAGATCAGCACCAAAAGAAGAAACACCATTACCAGATGCAAGAGTAGATACTTCAGATGATAATAACTTTTTTGTGGTATATACTAATGTTGGATTAGGTAAGCTAGGTAAACAATTAACTACTTTTGAATCGACATTCAGTGTAGGAGAGGTTTCGATAACAACATGAGTTGGACTTTAAGCACATTAAAAACAGCAATTGGTGATTATTTGGAATCTAGTGAAACAACATTCACAAATAATCTTGATAATTTTATTAAAGAATCAGAATCAAGAATTTTGAATTTGGTAGAAATTACAGATCAAAGAAAAAATGTACAAGCAACTGGATCATTATCTAATAGGTTCTTAGCGATGCCTACTGATTTTCTGGCTCCAATGAGTTTAGCAGTTGTATCTAGTAGTACATATGATTACTTAGATTTAAAACATCCCAGCTTTATGAGAGAGTATAGTCCAACAATTACCTCAACAGGTAAACCAAAGTATTATTCTCTTTACAGTCAAGAGTCTTTTTCTTTATCACCAGTTCCAGATGCAGCTTACACTTTTGAATTACATTACTTACATAAGCCAGCAAGTCTCACTATAGGTTCTGATAGCGGAACTACAGTTCTTTCAAA